AGGAGCAAAGCGGTAAGGAGCAAAGCGACGGAGCGATCATTGATTTGGTTTACGAAGACGACGACCAACCATCAAATTGGAGAAAAAGACATTATGACGAAATTATCGACTTGGTGAGCAGCAGCGATGAAGAATAAAAAATATCATAATTTTATTATTTTAAATAAAAAAGTTGTAATCATTTAAAATTTTATCAACTACAGTTTTTTGACCCTCTTTAAAAAACTTCTTCAAAAAAAAATGGCCGAACAAGAGTATTTAATGCGCTGTTTTTATGCAGTGGTTTACCAAGTCTCGATGGAAATTGCACGAGAAGATTTGATCATGCCATCATTGGCGATTCGGCGATTTCTACAAAATTATTCGTGGTTTCACAGTTTGGTAAACCGGTTGCATGCCCAAGCATTTCACAAAAGGCACAAGCGCGAGTACGAAGTCGATGATTTGTTTCCTGTGATAAATCCCCATGACACGGTAGCAGAAGAAGACGCTGACCCCAAATGGTTTTGTGTTCGAAAATTGAAAAAGCTGTTTAACGAAGTTGCGGCGGAGTTGTCGGAGTTAGGACCTATGGATCCACGCCAAATTCTTTTAGATTATGTGTCCCGGTTTTTAGACAATTGTGTTGAAAACCCGATTAACTATACCGTCCGAGTGATATACACAGATTATCATTTGGAGTTGGACAACATGGACATAAAAGGATTGACACAAATTGTTGCAATGTGTTCATATCGAGAAAGATGTCGAGAAGCAAGGGAGCAAGGCTTACCGACTCAAGGGTTGATACCTCCGCGTTCAAGCGTAGCACAAAGCTTGTCGCAACACGGCTTGTCGCTTCGCGACATTGAACGAAACCAACGAGCCGTAATTATGCAACAAGATCAACAAGAGTTGTTTTAACCCTAAAAAAAGAATATAAAAAATTTAATTGTTGCATACTTTATAGATGTTTTTATACGAAATTTTGTTGAGAATTATTCGATTTGTAATCCAATATTTTAAGAAACAAAAAGAAATTGAAAAAAAACCAAAATCACCACCACCATTACCTACACAATTTGAAAAATTAAGCGAACGATACAATAATTTTTATAGCAAAATCACCGACGATGAAAACTCGAACATATCCGAGATATTGTATGACTTTGACAAGCGGAAAGAATTGTTTGCCGACACGGACAACGACGAAGAAAAGAAGTGGAAGTCGCGCATCTTGCACGAAACTACACCTCGTGGAAATGTCATGATGTATTACAATCCATATACGCTCTCTTTTTACTACCACAGTGACGAACAAATCATCCCCTACAAGATATTAGAGCAAGTCGCCAAGAAATATGTGGTGATTTATAGGTGCAAAGACTTTTTCATCGACATGGTGAATCGGCCAGCAAACAGATTGATTGAGATTTTGCAAAAGGAGGAGGACGCCCTGAAGTCAAAGAAAATGAAGGTAAGCGACATAACCAAATGTGTCAATGCACAAGTAACCGCAGATTCGAAAGATGTTTTCGCGGCATTAAAAGACTATCGGTCGGCCCCGGCACAAACATCGTCGACACCCTCGGTGCCTTCTTCCACAATGATAACGAAAAAAGTGGCGGCGACTACAGAAACCAAATTTTCAAACAAGTTTGTGAGAATCGGCAAGCTGTGCGAGTTTAATATTTTGCAAAAGCCGCCGAATAAAAAAATTGCAGCAATCAATGAGCTGATGTTTGGTTCGGCGCCAGTAAATAAAGTGGTGGATTTTTTCGACGATGATGACTGCCTCGATCTGGAAATCCGAAAAGAGGATGTGGTATCTTCGTACAAAATGTTCAAGCAGCTGAATAAAAAGTCATAAAATAAATAAATAATAATTAAAAATGAAAAAGGGGCGGCCGGCAAAAGAGGTAAAGGCGGAAATACGGTTGTTCCAATCTTTCGACATCAGTGCCCGAACGGTGGTCGAGTTGTTTCCTGGAATTTTAAATACGAAATATGACGACAAACTGAGCGAAAATATTCATAAAATGTTTTTATTTTATCAAGATTTGGATTATTTAACTAACAAAGAATAATAAATACACTACTATTTTTCAGCATTTAATAATTTTGCTTTCCATTCTAAAAATGCATTGCTTTTATTTAAAGAGAATAGCGAGCCCAAGTGGCTTTTTGCGATATTGTATGCCATCAATTCTTTTTCGTCCAAAGATTTGATGAAGGTTTGCTCCAGCTCTTCTTCCTCCGAAAGAGTTGTATCCATTTTTTTAAATTTTTATTTTATGATGAAGGGACACAGGGGGCAACTTGGGCCAAGGCGACACTCAAAGTTTCGTTCGTACACCAATCTGTCGCACAAACGATTGCATACATCGTTATAATGTAAAGTTCGTTTGCCACAGTTGTGACACTGTTTATTGAGTAAAAGAGGATCCTCCGAAAATGCTTCGAGTAGAGCCAACTCATCGAGCGATTTTGGCAAAATTTCCATAAACCTTTTGAAAATGGTATCGACTTTTTGGGCATCGAAAATGTAAGGAATCCATTCATTTTTATCAGTTTCGTATTTTACATCTTGTAGATCGGTTTGCAACAAGTGGGCTTTGAATTTGTAGAATGCGATGCGTTCCTCTACAAGCGACTCGTCTTCTAAAGAAAAAGAGTGATTCGTATTTCCCGTGGTTGTTAAGAAAAATTTTGTCATTTTTTTTATGATCTTTTTTTTCAAAGATCATAAAAAAAATATGCAATCAATAAAAATGGAACACGTGAAAGACTTGCTGGAGCACAATTGCAATCGCTGCTTGAAAGAGCTGACGGATCAAGAATATAAAATAAAAGTGGCAAAAAAGGATGACTTTTCGGTTTATTTGCCGACAGGACTATTATTTTATTTACCGAGCTACATCCACTGCACAAAATGCAAACGAGACCTATTGATGGCAGACATGATTGTATCTTTTATTTTGGTTTTTTGTATAATATGTTTATTTTTTTTGCTTTTTTATAAATAAATAAATAAATAAATAATAAAATTTAATTGTTACCAACAAAAGGTGTTCTTTGACTTGGAGATACAAATTTATAGTTATCGTTTAGCGCGCACTTGTCGTGAAGAGACAAAATATATTTTGTGTGAGGGACGGTTTCCAAGTCTTTGGCGACGTCACAGTTCAACTTGGGCTTGGAGAAAATGGGGAAACCAGCGGCGGTCTTGACCAAAGCAGAAGACGAGCATACACGCTTTCCAACATTCTTGCCGGCCTCGGGAGGTGGGCAAAACGAAGCAATATCAGTGAGTGTCTTTTTCTTGAGACGGTTGATGTAGTCGGTCTGGTCATTGGTGATGCGTCCGGCTTCGGCTTTCACAACAGCATTGGGGTAAGGGCGATTAATCCAGCGATACTTGGTGGCGAGGAGTCCACGATTGCTCATGGTAGACTTTTTAACGACGGCGTTATCTTCTAAACTGAAGGTTTCAGACGCCTTAATATTATTGTTCACAAAAGTGCCGCAACAGCCGCCGTGACCTCGTGGAACATTATTTTTGTGGGGAGTGTGAATAACAGGGCGAGAGAGGGAAGTTTGGCCGATGTAACCCTGGTTACGAGTAGTGCCATTGATTGAGAACTGTTTTTGTCCAACACTCATATTGTTGTAAAGAGTTTGGGTTTTCTTTTTTAAAACGGCGATCGACATGAAAGTATATATAACAATAATAATATAAAGAAGGGAAACCCCGCCTCGCTCATCCCTTTAACCCCTCCTTTTTATAATAAAAAAATAAAGGGAAGAATTATAAGGAAACCGTAGGTTTCCTTAGTGCCAACACCATCAAGCCATTATTGTTGAAATATCGATCTTTGATGTACCACTCCGGATGCGCAGCCAAAAACTCTTGAATACCGAACCACATACCCTTTAAAATTTCATCTCGAGGAATGCCGGACTCGGCTGCCAGCTCGGTTGCTCTACCATAAGCATGTTGATAGTTGTATCCATATTCGCGCACGGTTTCTCCATGAATCTCGTCGACGGTTGTATCATGCATAATAATATACTTGGTGGCAACCGACGAAAACTTTTCGAGTTCTCGTTTGATTTGTCCGTAGACATGCCAAGTGTCGATGAAAACCATGTCGTATGTCTCGCCCGGCTCGAACTGCAGTTCCAAGTCGTTTTTCCACTCATACTTGATCTCGAGATTTTGAGACTCTACTGCGTCGACAAACTCGCCAATCTGGCACTCGCGAGAATCGTTCAGAAACATGCGTTTTTTTACACCATTCTTGTTTTCCAAAAGGCCGGATGCAATAGCCCACGACGAGATACAGCCGCGGACTCCCAACTCAATCGCACTGTTGCACTGTTTTGCGTACCGAAAGAGAGTTGGCAAATGCTCATTGATGTCGGAGGCGGTGTTGCAAAGGCCGCGAAATTTCTTGATAATAACATCCATTTTTTTTAAATTTACATTTTTGTATGTTATTATATTTAAGTTATTTTTTCTTGTATATCATCAAACATTTTATCAGAGAGAGTGTTCATCATGACGTTGTGGGGATTAAGATCTTCTTTTTCATTACAGATACAACGCAAAAGACCTTCGGAATAACCGGAAACCGTAGTGATTCCCTTGTATCGAGTTTTGTCAAATGATGGTGGAGCTTTAAAACCCACTTTCCAAAAGTAGACTTGTATGTCGCTTCGCTCCTTGTCCTTGTCTTTGTCGTCGCTTCGCTCCTTGGGCCATGAAGGATCAGCTTCGCGGAGCTTCATGTCGGATACAATAATAAGTCGATTTACATCTTTGTCTTTGAGCAAATCAAGAGCAGCGCGAATATCAACTTTATTTTCAAAAGGTGCTGCGCGTATTTTTCCAATGTTCGAAAACAAAGAATCACCATCCAAATCGACAAAGCGCGGTTTTGATTCAAAGGTTAAAACATGTTTGCTCATTAAAGCCAAGGTAACAGAAATCAGCATGGGCAGACCAGCCATGGACGACGAATTGTCACAAAGAATTGCGGTTTTGCAAAGATTGGCTGGGTTCCACAATGCTTCCAAATTTGTATTCACCTCGTTTATATTTTCAAACAAATATTTGCATACAACAAGGTGCGGTATGTCGCGCGGCACTTTGCACAGAGAACCTCCTTGTTGCGACTCAATATAAGTCCGCAGAGGTGAAATATACAATTTGCGAATAGTTGACAAAGAAACCTTCATTACCTTGGCTAAACGAAATGTCAATGCAGTGCGCTTATTGACGGCACTCGTCTCGGACGGAATCCACTTGGCGGCCATCGACACGGGTTTTCCAGCCAACATATTGTCGCGGTCTTGTATCAATTGTTTGCCAAGAAAATGTAAATAAGCATGCATGGCTTTTGAAGTCTTTGGTAAATCGACAAGATCATCGAAGCGACCATATTTGGATACAAAGATAGGAATATTTTGTATCAATTGTTGTTCATCAAAACGTTGCAACCAATGCAACAACTTGCAACCGAGATCTTTATCTACACAACGATAGTGAGCGATTATTTTCAAAGTATACAACATGCTTTCTTCGGCGGCATGCGCGGCAAGTGTATCCAAGTTTTCTTTGCCAAGTGGTGCGCCATAAAATAAGGACAAAAGGCGGTCCCCACTTTTTTTTTCAATAGCCGGAATTTTAAGAGGCACCAACAAACCTGTATCGACGATGGTGTATTGGAAAATATAATTCAACAAATCTGCAATCATAATATGTGTGTTGTATAAAAACTTTTTTATATTAGTTGTCTTGTTGATTCAAAATTTCGCAAATGACACAAAAACTCCAGTTGGCGCCATTGAGCGAAACGATACTTCCTTTGTCGTTCATAAGCTTGACTGACAACTTTTGTATACGAACCGGCCCAAAATATTTGCGATCTTGATTTTGCATGGTGCCGCCGAATTCCATGTAAGTTTGTCCAAATGTCATGCCAGTGAGCTTGAGAGGAATCAAAGCAAATACATCTTTCATATAAGGTCCCGCGGCATAGCTTTTGGCCTTTGTCCGCTTATCTTGCAAAATTTGGTTGGCAGCATACAATTGTCGGCTGTTCAAATTATTATTGAATTTATTGGAAGCCGATATGGCGACTTTTTGTCCGGTTACTGGGTCACATTCAAACGCGATTCGCGAAGAGTACGAAGGTAGCGCTACGTCCTTTTCTAAAGACGAAATGGTAATGAGACCGGCATTCACATGGTTTTGTATAAAGTCGTCCAAAACAACCAAGAAATAGTTATACAAATTTGTGTTCAAGACTGTGTCGCCGCGGATCGCAATCTTTTTGGTAATGGAGTCGTACGAATATATGAACACCGAGTCTTCGTATACATTTTGCGCATAATTTTCGCTCGCTAAAGACTGAGCGGTGATTTGCGTAAAATCGGCCAAATTGTATTCGGTAAACGACTGAAACCCAAGGAGCCAACCAAGTGTGGAATCATATGTAACATTTTGCGCGGCAACTCCGACATTGCAATATACAAAACTGGTTGGATCGTAAAACACAAGTTTGAAATCCTCCGAATAAAAAGTCTTGTTGATATTCATGCGGATATTTGTAAATTGCAAATTGGAGCCGGGATACGTAACCAAACTGATGACCGACCCGGCAGTCAAGGGATTCGCATCAAAGAGTAATTGTATCTTATCGATCAATCCTTCTCGCGTATAAGTTTTTGTATTATCGGGGTTGAGGGGAAGTTCAAACACAATGTCGTTTGCACCACCCGCATCGGCAACACCGTTTGTATACGGTGTAAATACAAATTTATTGTTAAGTGTTGTTAAACGAATTGTGTTGTTGTAAACCTGCGTCGAGCCTGATATATCGGCGAATGTTGTCTCGATATGATCTGCCAAATTGTATGAAGTGTCGAAATACAAATAATTTTGCCACGAATTTTGTATACTATTATCTTGGAATTTGACGCGGTAGTCGGCCTCGGTCAAGACCTTGTTAATTTTGAGATTCAGCGTGATAACCGAGTTTGCAAAAGAAATGCTGCTGCCGCGCATAATTTGGTAATTATCAGCATCGACAAAATTGATAAAATCATTGTTTATACTATTAAGCAAATTGTTCAACGTGTCGTATATACCGGGTGTGAAAAACAGCTCGATGTTGCCGGCGTTTTGGTTACCATATCCATTTCCAAGGGGGCCGCCAGTGGTTTTGGGGATCAACACCATTTTATTATTGAGAGTGTTAATCGAAATGGAAGGCGCCGAACTGAACGGGCGGTTCAATGAAAAGTCGGTATTCGTCAAGTTATTGATGCTCGCGTCGAAATTAAAAGGATTTGTGCTCAAGAAGCAAGATGACAAGTCGACAATAAAAGATTCTTGGGTGAAAAACCGCGTAATGTCGAAATTGAAAGTCGCATAATCATTTGAAATAAAGAGTTGTGTATTTGCAGTAGATGTACTTATATTGAACTCGCCGTTATCCAACAAGTTGGGTATTTTGGTTGTATTGTTTGTCGATACAATTGCGTTATTCACGGCGGCGATATAACTCGATAGCAAATAGCCGTCCGGAAAACCACTTGCGACTGATCCGGCGACAGTTATCGTGCGCGTATTCTCTACAACATTATAGTTGGGTTTGACACACTCAACAATAATTTGCGCCGAGTTGTCCGCAATAATATAATTTGTAAGGAGGGTCTCGGTTTCGGACACAACCTCGTTAAGTTCGATTGTATCTACATCAGCAAAGACAAAACAAGAATCGGTGCCGGTCCAAATGTGGTTGCCCACAATATCGGTTTCGGCTGGAAATTTGATTGCGAGTTTCGAGTTGTCAGTTTGCAAAATTTCCTTGCGGCTGAGTTTTACCGAAATTTCAAAGTGGGAATGGAGGCCATCAGAGTTATTGATGCGGCGGAACCCAGAATAATTGGGATCCAACAAAATATTGGATTGCATATTTGCATGCAAGTTTGTCAACAGTTCGTCGCGTGTTTTGTTGCCCTCGTCTAGCGTAATGTAGATGGGAATTTGGCGAATAATTGTCGACGTATTCAAATCGAAAGCCGGCGTCCCTACATACTGGTAGATGGTGAAATAGTTATTGATCCCCGTGCGCAAAGTATATATGGTCGAATTGGTGAGCTCAGTTGGGTCGCCAATGGGTTTTAGAATTTTTAAAGAAGAATATGCGATGTAGGGATAATACAAATCGTGATTAAATCCTAGAAAACTGGGGATCGTAAGACTCTTTTCTTCGCCCCCTACATTGGGTGTCGACCAAGTGGGAAAATAGAGTTGGTAGTCGGTCTCGTTGAACTTTTTTTTCAAATCAAATTGGAATACAAATTTTGCATTCTCTGCGTTCAAATTGTATCCACACTTGGTTTCGCCGAAACTAACATCCAAAATGGTTTTGTATATATCGTCATTTTTTTTGGGATTGGTTGCAATTGTTTTAAACTCGTCAAACTTGGCTTGAATGGCGTTGACAAAAGTCGTTGGATTGTATGTGCCGGATCGAATCTCAACTTTAATATCGTGGTCGCTGTTATTAATTCCAGGACTGTTGCCCTTGATGTAAAAAAAGTTGCTACCGAACGAGGAGTTAATAGTAT